ATGCCGATCATCCTTGTGCCGCCAGCCGGCGAGCCGTTGTCGCTCGCTGAGGCGAAGGCGTTTTTGCGCGTCGAACATGAGGACGACGACGCGGTGATCGCGGCGCTGATCGCGGCGGCGCGCGGCCAGATCGAGGCGCTGACGCGGCGCGCGCTGCTGACGCAGACCTGGCGCGTCGTGCGCGATGGCTGGCCGAAGGATGGCCGCCTCATCCTGCGCGCCGGGCCGCTGCGCCGCGTGGTGGCGGCACGGGTGTATGACGCGGCCGGCGTTTCGCATGCGCTCGACGTGCAGCGCTTCGTGGTCGACGTCGCGGCGGATGCGGTCGCGTCGCCCGGCTGGGCATGGCCGGCGCCGGGCCGGGCTGCGGCCGGCATCGAGCTCGATGTCGAGCTCGGCTACGGCAACGAGGGCGCCGACGTGCCGGCACAGCTTTGCCAGGCGCTGCGAATGCTGGTGGCGCATTGGTACGATTTTCGCGGCGTGGTGGCGATCGGCGGCAACGCTGCGCTGCTGCCGGCCGGCGTCGCCGCGCTGCTCGGCCCGTATCGGGGGGTGTCGCTATGATCGACGCCGGGCGATTGAAGACGCGGCTCATGATCGAGGCGCCGGTCGAGCTCGAGGACGGGCAGGGCGGCGTCAGCCGCAGCTACGCGCCGCAGGCCACGCTATGGGCCGCGGTAATGCCGATCGCCGCGCGGCGCGACGTCGAGGCCGATGCGGATGGCGCGAGCGTGCGCGTGCGCGTCGTGCTGCGCGGGGGCGTGGCGCTGAGCTTGCAGCACCGGCTGCGCGACGGCGCGCGACTTTATCGCATCGTGTCGTTCCGCGACATCGACGACGGCCGCTTCGTCGAGATCGAGGCCGAGTGGCGCATCGACTAGTCCCAGGGAGTTCACCATGCCTGCTGCCCATGTCGCGCTGCGCGCCGCGATCCATGCCGCGCTCGTCTCGGACACAGGACTTGCCGCCGCGCTCGGCGGGCCGCATGTCCATGACGCGCCGCCGCGCGACGCGGCCTTTCCCTATGTGACGCTCGGCGACGCCCGCCTCACGGATATTTCGGGCGACGACGCGCCGGCCCAGGAGCATCAGCTTACGCTGCACGCCTGGTCGCGGCAGGGTGGCCACAAGGAGGCCCATGTCATCACCGGCGCGTTGCTCGCCGCGCTCGACGACGCGCCGCTGGCGCCCGCCGGTCATCGCCTCGTGACGCTGCGCTTTGCCATCGCCGACATCCGCCGCGAGGCCGACGGCCGCACCTATCATTCTCTGGTGCGGTTTCGCGCCGTCACCGAACCCTCGATTTAACGGAGCACATCATGGGCGCACAGAAGGGCAAGGACCTTTTGGTCAAGATCGATAGCGGCGCGGGCTATGTCACCGTCGCCGGATTGCGCAGCCGGCGGATCGCCTTCAACGCCGAGCTGGTCGACATCACGCACGCCGAATCCGTCGATCGCTGGCGCGAGCTGCTGGCCGGCGCCGGCGTGCGCCGCGCCTCGGTGTCCGGCCGCGGGCTGTTCCGGGACGGCGCGTCGGACGCGATGGCGCGGCAGGCGTTCTTCGACGGCGCGATCCTCGACTGCCAGGTCATGGTGCCGGATTTCGGCGCCATCCAGGGCCTGTTCCAGATCGCCAGCCTGGAGTTTTCCGGCGAGCATAATGGCGAGGTGATTTTCGACGTCGCCCTCGAAAGCGCCGGCGCGCTGAATTTTGCGGCGCTGTGATCTCACCCTCCCCTGGAGGGGGAGGGTCGTTCATCGCGATGCGTAGCATCGAGATGAGCGGGGTGGGGTGACACTTTCGATAGTTGCGCGCGTGGCTCACCCCACCCCGTCTCGCAAGACGCTTCGCGTCTGGCTCGTCGACCCTCCCCCTCGAGGGGAGGGTAAACAGGAGATCCACATGCCGAATTCCCATCGCGGTGAAATCGAAGCCGTGCTCGGCGGGCGCCGGCATACGCTGGTGCTGACGCTCGGCGCGCTGGCCGAGCTGGAGGCGGCGTTCGGCGCCGGCGACCTGGTGGCGCTGACCGAACGCTTCGGCTCGGGAAAATTGTCGGCGCGCGATCTGATCCGCATCCTCGGCGCCGGTCTGCGCGGCGCCGGCGAAGCGATCGGCGACGACGAGGTGGCGGCGATGACCGCGGTGGGCGGCGCGGCCGGCTTCGTCGGCATCGCGGCCGAGCTGATCGCGGCGACCTTCACGGAGCGGACAACGTCATGAAGCCGTTTCCGTGGGACGAGGCGATGCAGTTCGGCTTCGGCGTGCTCAGGCTTTCGCCTGACGCGTTCTGGCAGATGACGCCGCGCGAGCTTTCGCAGGCGGTGATCGGCGTGCGCGGCGCCGCCGTGACGCCGATCGATCGCGGCGGGCTCGAACAATTGATGCAACGCTTTCCGGACCAGGGAGTGCGCCATGAGTGATAGCAGCGACTGGTCGGCCTCCGGCACGCTCGACAGCCTGCGTGGCAAGACGCTGGATCTGACCGCGGCGGTGAGCGGCTTTTCCAAAGTGATGACGCAGGCCTTTGCCAGTTCGGTCACCGGCGGCAAGGCGTTCGAGGACGTCTTGAAATCGCTGGCGCTGAAATTGTCGGATCTGGCCGTCAAGGCGGCGTTCAGGCCGCTGGAGAGCGCGCTGGGCGGCGGGTTGCAGGCGCTGACGTCGGGGCTGTCCGGCACGCCGTCGACAAACATGCGGCTGTTCGCCGCCGGCGGCGTGATCGGCGCGCCCAGTTACTTTCCGTTGGGTGATGGCGGCGTGGGCCTCGCCGGCGAGGCCGGGCCCGAGGCGATCATGCCGCTGCAGCGCGGCGCCGACGGCCGGCTCGGCGTCGCCGGCGGTGGCGGCGGCAACAATATCCATATCTCGATCGCGACGCCCGATGCCGAGAGTTTTCGCCGCTCGGAGAGCTACCTCACCGGCCAGATCGCGCGCGCGGTGGCGAGGGGGCAGCGGAGTTTGTGATCCCGGTGTTGCAACAAACTCCGCCGTCATCCTGAGGTGCCGTCGCACATGCGACGGCCTCGAAGGATGTGCCGCAGACGCCAGCGTTTGTGGTCGCATCCTTCGAGGCTCGCTCTTCGAGCGAACGCCTCAGGATGACGGCCTTCTTCATGGAAATCATCATGACCGCCTTCCACGAGATCCTGTTTCCGCTCGACATCACCATGAAGAGCGCCGGCGGGCCGGAGCGGCGCACCGAGATCGTGTCGTTCGGCTCCGGGCGCGAGCAGCGCAATGCGCGCTGGGCGCATTCGCGGCGACGCTATGACGCCGGCTACGGCATCAAGACGCTCGGTGCGCTGCAAAGCGTGGTGGCGTTCTTCGAGGAACGCCGTGGCCAGCTTCATGGCTTTCGCTGGCGCGACCGGCTCGACCATTCGTCGGCGCAGCCTGGGCAGCCGCCGTCGCCATTCGACCAGGGCATCGGCGCCGGCGACGGCACCACCGCGACCTATCAATTGCTGAAAAGCTATGGCGAGGGACCGGCGCCCTATGCGCGGCCGATTGCCAAGCCGGTGAGCGGCAGCGTGCGCGTCGCGGTCGGCGGCGTGGAAGTCGCAAGCGACCGCTTCGGTGTCGATGTGACGACCGGCATGGTGACCTTCGCGACCCTGCACCGGCCGCCGGCGGGCGCATCAATCACCGCCGGTTTCCTGTTCGATGTGCCGGTGCGGTTCGACACCGACTATCTCGAAGTCGATCTGTCCGCCTTCACCGCCGGGGCGATCCCGAAAATTCCGATCGTGGAGATCCGGCCATGATCTTTCACCCTCCCCTGGAGGGGGAGGGTCGCTCATCGCGATGCGCAGCATTGGGATGAGCGGGGTGGGGTGACACGTTTGATAGTTGCGCTCGCGGCCCACCCCACCCCGTCTCGCAAGACGCTTCGCGTCTGGCTCGTCGACCCTCCCCCTCCAGGGGAGGGTAAGAAAGGAAGGGCCATGAGAAGCGTTCCCGCAGCACTGCAGGCCAGACTGGACTCCGGCGTCACCACGCTGGCGCAGCTGTGGAAGCTGTCGCGCCGCGATGGCGGCGTGCTGGGTTTTACCGACCATGATCGCGATCTGGTCATCGACGGCGTGACCTATCGCGCCGGCACCGGCTTTGGCGCGTCGGAGGCCTCGCAGCGCTTCGATCTGTCGGTCGATGGCGGCGAGGTGGCCGGCGCGCTCGATGACGACGTGCTGACCGAGGCCGATCTCGCCGCCGGGCGCTATGACGCCGCCGGAATCGAGGCCTGGCTGGTCGACTGGAGCGACGTGACGTTGAAGCTTCTGGTGGCGCGCGGAAGGCTCGGCGAGGTCAGGCGCGAGGGCACCGCCTTCACCGCCGAATTGCGTGGGCAGGCCGATCTGCTGTCGCAGGAGAGCGGCCGGCTCTACACCGCGAAATGCGGCGCCGATCTCGGCGATGCCCGGTGCCGCGTCGATCTCGCCAGCGCGGCCTATCGCGGCAGCGGCAGCGTGCAGGCGGTCGAGGGCACGTCGCTGTTCACCGCCACGGGGCTCGACGGCTTTGCCGACCGCTGGTTCAGCGCCGGCCGATTGAGCTGGGTCAGCGGCGGCAATGCCGGGCTGTCGATCGAGATCAAGCTGCATCGAAACATCGACGGCGAGGTACGGCTGACGCTGTGGCAGGCGATGCCCGAGCCAGTCGCGATCGGCGACGCCTTCACGCTCACCGCCGGCTGCGACAAGCTGCTGGCGACCTGCCGCGACCGCTTCGCCAACGCCGACAATTTTCGCGGCTTCCCGCATATCCCCGGCAACGACTTCGTCCTCAGCTATCCCAACGCCGGCACCGTCAGCGACAGCGGCGCGTCGCTGGTGTTGCCGAAGAGCGTGGGGTGAGTTTCACCACATAATCACCAGCGAAGAGCCAAGCGGCATCATGCGCGAAAGTCGCGGCCTCCTCCTTCTCCCCTTGTGGGAGAAGGTGGCGCGGACGAAGTCCGCGTCGGATGAGGGGTCTCTAGGCGTGTACTCATAAATTGCGCGCTTGTGTGGGAGCTTGAGGCAGGTCCGCTATCCGCCGTATTGCAGCCTTAAATTGGAGATCGCCTCAGGTCCGAAAAGTGCCAGAGGGAGACATTGACTCCTCATTGCTGCGCCGCGTTGAACCATTTCAGATGGTGCAGTCGGTTTGCCGAGCGGCACGCTTTAAAATAGCTTTCGTTCAATCGTGCGATCCTTACTTGCCTCATCTGAAATACAGATGGATAGCGCTCAGGAGCCCCTACGCAATGATTACCCCTGGACGTCATCGTCCGCTTGTACAGGACGCTTGGAACGAATCGGATGTTCGGGTGGCGATCGAAGAAATTGCGGCCGATGCGGTCACCCATTTCCATCCCGACACCTTCTGGCCGGCTCACCCCAGTGACGACGGGGTGGGAGATGGCGACCCCAGCTTCTACAAGGGCGCGGCGGGTGTCATTTGGGCACTCGATTACTTACATCGGATAGGGGCTACCCGTGTCGCCGAAGACTTTCGCTCTGTGCTGCCAGAGCTGATAGATCGGACAGTTATCGACCACCAAGCCAGTTCGCCGACTGGTTACGAGAAGCATGGCTCACTGCTTCGCGGCGACATGGGGGCGGCACTTCTCGCAATGCGCCTTGAGCCGACATCGAGCCTCGCCGACCTGGTTTATAGGCGCGCCGAATCAAATGATGGACTGCCAATCCGAGAACTCATGTGGGGTATGCCGGGGTCGATGGTTGCGGCAGTCCACATGGGCAAGTTGACGGAGGAAGAGCGATGGCGCGGCCTCTTTCAAGTGCAGGCAGCGCGGCTATTTGCCGAACTGGAGGACACGCCGCAAGGTCCACTTTGGACCCAGGATCTTTACGGTGCGAAAGACCGCTTTCTCGGGCCAGTTCACGGCTTCGCCGGCAACGTCATCCCTTTATTGCTCGGATGGAATTGGTTGACGGCGGCGCAGCGAGCGCACGTGGCCGAATTTGTGCCGAAGACGCTTGAAGCGAATGCATGGCGGTACGAAATTGGAGCAACATGGGGTCCGAGAAGCAAGCGCGAGAAGCGACTGTTCATATGCCAGCACTGTCACGGCGCGCCGGGAATGGTTACGACCTTTGCTGACGCGCCCTTCGCTACGCCGGAATTCGACGCGCTTCTGTTGGATGGCGGGCGCTTTGCTTGGACCGCCGGACCGCTAACAAAGGGCTCGAACCTTTGCCACGGCACGGGTGGAAATGGCTACGCATTCCTCAAGCTCTACCGACGCACGAATGATCAGATTTGGCTCGACCGCGCGCGCCGGTTTGCCATGACTGCCATCTTCCAGTATCGCGGTGCTCAGATGGTTGCTGGCCGCGGTCGGTATTCGCTTTGGACCGGTGACATCGGTCTTGCAATCTACCTTTGGGATTGCATCACAGGGGACGCTCGGTTCCCAACTATCGATGTGTTCTGACTCTAGCGAGCTAGGACCGCCTTGGATCAAACGCGACCAGACAGCCCGGCAATCCGCCAGCCGCTGTGTGCCAACAACCTACATAGACTATTGTTGAAATAAACTGTCGGCGCGCGCCAGCACTACGGCTGAAATTTCCATTCCGATCGCCTCCCTTGCTTTCGATTGATGATCATTCAAGCGCAGCGGGGCGCCTTTGCTGTCCACATCCGCTCCCGAATAACGCTGCAAATCTGGTATTTGAATTCGCTGAAAAAGGACTCTACGCCACGCCTCTTTGCCTTGCCGTGCTCGGGATCAATACGCCATTGATGAAGCGCTTCCTCGGTCTCGAACTCGACGATCGTCACCCGCTCCCCATCGTCCGCAACGAAACCCTTGTGCGATATGTAGCCGGGGATTGTTCTCGCCAGTTCGCTCATGCGTTTTGCCATCGGACCATACTCGTCCTGGGCACCGGGCTTCATCCGGGAGCGAAATACCGTGACGATCATGGGATGTCCTTTTTATTCTGATGATGCCGTCCTCTCAGATCAGGCTATACCCAATGCTACTCATCGTATGAAATGAATAATAAGGATCAAAAACATCTCTTGATGAGATATCGCCGAACAGGTGGATCTGTCGGATCGTCAGATATTTGCTGCCGTGGTGCGCGAAGGCGGTGTCACGCGCAGCCAAGCGGCTGCACCGCGTTCAATCCAACAACACGACGCGTATTCGTCAACTCGAAGAGCACATTGGCGTTGTCGCAAGCGGCGGTCCGTAATTGCCGATGTCTGTTTTGAGTCAAACGCGACCAGACAGCCCGGCAATCTGCCAGCCGCTGTATGCAAGATACCGGACATTTTCCGACGGCTCGACTTGGTCGCTTTCATCTCAAAACTGGACAACGTCAAAGTCATGCCGGCTTGTCGGCGTCCATAGCTTGGTGCACTTTCGCTTTGTGATGATCCCGACGCTTCAATGCGGATCCATCCCGGCAACGGTTTCGTCCTCAGCTATCCCAATGCCGGCACCGTCAGCGACAGCGGCGCGTCACTGGTGCTGCCGAAGAGCGTGGGGTGAGTGTCACCAAATAATCACCAGCGAATAGCTAAGCCGCACAATGCGCGAAAGTCGCGGCCTCTTCCTTCTCCCCTTGTGGGAGAAGGTGGCCGCGCGCAGCGCGGTCGGATGAGGGGGCTGCACAGTCGGAGACTGCGGCTACCCCTCACCCGTCTCGAACGCTTCGCGTTCGATCCACCCTCTCCCACAAGGGGAGAGGGAAGAAATCCACACTTCGATCAGAGATTTCCCATGCCCCATCCGCTCACCCGCGCCGCCATTGTCGCCGAGGCGCGCGACTGGATCGGCACGCGCTACCGGCATCAGGCGTCGCTGAAGGGCACAGGCTGCGATTGTCTCGGTCTGGTGCGCGGGGTGTGGCGGGGCTGCGTCGGCTGTGAGCCGGAAGCGCCGCCGCCTTATGCGCCGGACTGGGCGGAAGCATCAGGCGAGGAAGCGCTGGCGGAGGCGGCGTTGCGGCATCTCGTGCCGGTTGCGCTCGATACGTTCGGTGCCGGCGACATCCTGCTGTTCCGCTGGCGCGCGGGGCTGGTCGCCAAGCACGCGGCGATCGCGACCGGCGAGGCCACCATGGTGCACGCGCATGACGGCGCGTCGGTCTGCGAGGTAGCGCTGGCGCCGTGGTGGCGGCGGCGGCTGGCCTTTGCCTTTGCATTTCCCGGAGTAGGCTGATGGCAGCGCTCGTACTTTCATCGGCAGGCGGCGCGCTCGGCGCGGTGTTCGGGCCGATCGGCGCGATCGCCGGACGCATCGCAGGCGCGGTGGCCGGCAACATGCTCGACCAGGCCTTGTTCGGCAGCGGCGGCGGCGATCGCAGCACGACCGGGCCACGGCTCGCCGATCTCGACGTGATGGCCTCGACCGAAGGCGCGCCGATCCCGCGCGTCTATGGCCGCGCGCGGTTGAGCGGCCAGGTGATCTGGGCGACGCAGCTCGAAGAAGTCGCGACGACGACGGAGAACGCGGACGACAGCGGCGGCAAGGGCTTTGCCGCGGCCGGCGCCAGTTCGACGGGCACGACGACGGACTATACGTACTTCGCCAATTTCGCCGTCGGGCTGTGCGAGGGCCGCATCGGCCGCGTCAGTCGGATTTGGGCCGACGGCAAGCCGCTCGATCTCGATGGCATCAATCTCCGCGTCTATCGCGGCGACGAGACCCAGCCACCTGACGGGCTGATCGTGGCGAAAGAAGGCGCCGGCAATGCGCCGGCCTATCGCGGGCTGGCCTATGTCGTGTTCGAGCGCCTCGCGCTGGCAAGTTTCGGCAACCGGATTCCGCAATTGTCGTTCGAGGTGGTGCGCCCGATCGGCCTGCTGGAAAACATGACGCGCGCCGTCACGCTGATCCCCGGCAGTACCGAATTCGGCTACGAGCCGTCGGCCGTGGTGCAGGTGACGGGACCCGGCCAGTCGGCGCCGGAGAACCGCCATGTCGCGCATGCGCGCTCCGATGTGGTGGCGGCGCTTGACGAGTTGCAGGGCGTCTGTCCGAACCTCGAGCGCGTGGCGCTCGTGGTGGCGTGGTTCGGGTCCGATCTCCGCGCCGGCCATTGCGTCGTGCGGCCGGGGATCGACAATGCCGCCAAGACCACCAGTCCGCTGGCCTGGTCGGTCGATGGCGTGACGCGCGCATCGGCCTATCTGGTATCGCAGATCGAGGGTCGCGCGGCGTTCGGCGGTACGCCGTCGGATGCCAGCGTGACGCATCTGATCGCCGAGCTGAAAGCGCGCGGGCTGAAAGTGACGCTGTATCCGTTCGTGATGATGGACATCGCCGCCGGCAATGCGCTCACCGACCCCTATAGCGGCGCGGCGTCGCAGCCGACCTATCCGTGGCGTGGTCGCATCACCTGCGATCCCGCACCGGGACGGCCGGGCTCGCCGCAGGGCACCGCGGCGGTTGCCGCGCAGGTGGCGAATTTCTTCAGCGGCGGCATCTGGAACTATCGCCGGCTGGTGCTGCATTATGCGCAGCTCTGCGCCGCCGCCGGCGGGGTCGATGCCTTCCTGATCGGCTCGGAGCTGAAGGCGCTGACGCGGCTGCGCGCCGGCGGCTTCTATCCGGCGGTCGATGCGCTGGTGTCGCTGGCGGCCGAGGTCAAGGCGACGCTGCCCGGCGCGCTGGTGACTTACGGCGCGGACTGGACCGAATATGGCGCCGATGTTTTCGACGGCGACGTGCGGTTTCCGCTCGATCCGCTGTGGGCCTCGCCCGCGATCGGCGCGGTCGGCATCGATTACTATGCGCCATTGGCCGACTGGCGCGACGAGGCCGGCCATCTGGATTCGCAGCAGGCGACCTCGATCTATGACCGCGGCTTTTTGCGCGGCAATGTCCGCCGCTGCGAGGCCTATGACTGGTACTATTCCGATGACGAGGCGCGCGACGCGCAGGACCGCGTCGATATCACCGACGGGCTCGGCAAGCCCTGGACCTACCGCGTCAAGGATCTGTGGAGCTGGTGGTCGAACCTGCATGTCGAGCGCGCCGGCGGCGTCGAACTGGGCGCGCCGACCGGCTGGGTGCCGGGCAGCAAGCCGATCTGGCTCACCGAACTCGGCTGTCCCGCGGTCGACAAGGGCGCCAACCAGCCCAGCGTGTTTCCCGATCCGAAATCCTCGGAGAATTTCGCGCCGTATTTCTCCGATGGCGCGCGCGACGATCTGATGCAGCGGCGCTATCTTGAGGCGGTGCTGCAGGCCTTCGATCCCGCGTTCGGCGCCGATGCGACCGACAATCCGGTCTCGCCAATCTATGGCGGGCGGATGGTCGAGGTCTCCGCGATCCATCTGTGGACCTGGGACGCCCGGCCGTTCCCGGTGTTTCCGGCCGCCGATGACATCTGGGGCGACGCCGCCAACTGGCACGCCGGGCACTGGCTGAGTGGCCGGCTCGGCGGCGCGCCGCTCGATGCGCTGGTCGCGGCGCTGCTGGCGGACGCCGGTGTCGGCGGCGTCGATGCCTCGGCGTTGCGCGACAGTTGCGACGGCTATGTGGTGGACCGCCCGATGACGCCGCGCGCGATGATCGAGCCGCTGGCCAGCGCTTACGCGTTCAACGCCACCGCCGCCGACGGCACGCTGCGCTTCGTGCCGCGCGGTGGCATGGCCGTGATGGAAATCGCCGAGGACGATCTGGTCGATGCCGGAAAGGTGGCGCTGTCGCGGCTGACCCGCGCGCAGGAGACCGAGCTGCCGCGCCAGGTCTCGCTCGGCTTCAGCGATCCGCTGGGCGACTATCGCCGCGCGGCGGTGACCTCGCGAAAACTGACCGGCGGCGCCAGCCGGATGCTGCACGCCGACCTCGCGATCATCACCGACGAGGCGGCGGCGACAAGGCGCGCCGAGATCTGGCTGCAGGATATGTGGGCCGGCCGCGAGCGCGCGGAATTCGGCCTCGGCATGAACGCGCTGAAACTGGCGCCGGGCGATGTCGTGGCGCTGACGCTGAAGGGACGGCGCCGGCTGTTCGAGATCGACGGCCTCGTCGATACGCAATCGCGCGCGGTCACGGCGCGCAGCATCGACCCGGAGGTGTTTGCGGTGCCGCTGGCCGTGCCGGACATCCGCCGGCCTTCGATCCCCGCCGCGCTCGGGCAGGTCGCCGTCCATGCGCTCAATCTGCCGCCGATCGATCCCGCGCAACCCGACGTGCTGACGCGGCTGGCGGTGTTCGCCAGGCCGTGGCCGGGCACGGTCGCGATCTGGCGGTCGCCGGATCAGGCGAGCTATCAGATCGCCGCCACGGCGACGGCGCCTTCCGTGCTCGGTGAGACGCTGGACGCGCTGCCGGCCGGGCCGGTGGCGCGCTGGGACCGCGGCAATCGTGTTCGCGTGCGATTGTACGGCGGCGCGCTGACGTCGCTGAGCGAGGCGCGCGTGCTGGCGGGCGGCAATGCCGCGGCGCTGCGCCATCCCGACGGCGGCTGGGAAGTGCTGCAATTCGCGCAGGCCGAGCTGGTCGGCAGCCAGACCTGGCTGCTGTCGCTTCTGCTGCGCGGGCAGGCGGGTTCGGAGCCCGCGATGGTCGCGGTGCTGCCGGCGGGCGCGGCCTTCGTGATGCTCGATTCACGGCTGGTGCCGATTGCTGTGGGGCTCGACCGGCTCGACCGCGCGATGCGGCTGCGCATTGTCGCCTGCGGTCGCAGCCATGACGATGCCAGCGCGGTGGCGCTGACGGTGACGCCGGACGCCACCGCGCTGAAACCCTGGGCGCCGGCGCATCTCCGCGCCATCCGGCAGGCCGACGGCGTGCATGTTTCGTGGATCCGCCGCAGCAGGCAGGACGGCGACGGCTGGGGCATCGAGGTGCCGCTCGGCGAAGCTGCCGAAGCGTATCGGCTGCAGATCCTGTCCGGCGGCAGCGTGGTGCGGACGTTCGAGGTCGCGACATCGCAGGCGATATACGCGACGGCCCACGAGCTCGCCGATTTCGGCGCGCCGCAAACCGCGCTGCACATTCGTGTCGCACAGCTCTCCGCCACGGTCGGCGCGGGGCAGGTCGCGGAGGTGACGCTGCAAGTGTAGTATCGCTGTCGCTGTGATTTGACCCTCCCCTGGAGGGGGAGGGTCGGCGCCCGACATGCGAAGCATGATGGGCGCCGGGGTGGGGTGACAGCGTCCGCGACGGCCTCACGTCGGTTGCCCCATCGCACCGCCTTCACCCCACCCCGAGCACGCCTGATGGCGCGCTCGACCCTCCCCCTCCAGGGGAGGGTGAAAAACAGACGTTCGCTGCAGGGATATCCACATGACCGACACTCCCAATCTCGGGCTGCCCTTCATCGAGGGCGGCCAGGCGCAGAAGCATGTCACGCATAATGAGGCGCTGCGGATACTCGACGCCGCGATCCAGATCGCCGTGCTCGACATGATCCGCAGCACGCCGCCGGTGTCGCCCGCCGAAGGCCAGCGCCATGTCGTGGCGGCGGCGGCGGGCGGGGCGTGGGCCGGGCAGGGCCACGCCATCGCCAGTTTCCAGGACGGCGCGTGGGCGTTTCTCGCGCCGAAGCGCGGCTGGTGCGTGTGGTCGGTGGCGGATGCCGTGATGATGGTGTTCGACGGCGCTATCTGGCGCGACCTGCGCAGTCTGGCGCTCGACAACGCTGCGCATGTCGGCATCAACACCCGTGCGAACGCCGGTAACCGGCTCAGCGTGAAATCCGATGCCGTGCTGCTGTCACAGGACGATGTGACGCCGGGCAGCGGCGATATGCGCCTGACGCTGAACAAGGCGGCTGCGGAACGTGATGTCGGCGTGATCTTTCAGGACGGGTTCTCGACGCGCGCGCTGTTCGGCAATCTCGGTGACGATAATTTCACCGTCAAAGTGTCGCCGGATGGATCGGGCTTCTTCACGGCGCTGTCGATCGACAAGTCGAACGGCCAGGTTACGCTGCAGCAGTCGCCGAAATTTCTCGCCTATCTGAACTTCGACAAATATTGCGCCGCCAACACCTTCACCAGGATCTCGTTCAACAGCGCCCGGCACAACGACCAGAGCGCGTTCGATACCGCGAACAATCAGTTCGTGGCACCGACGGCCGGATATTATCTGCTCGGCTTCCGTTTGATGTTCAAGGCCAACGCCACGGTGCCTTCGACCGTCACCGCGACGCTCTACAAGAACGGCACCGAATTGCTCGACGACGCCAGGGTGCAGACCGCCGGCAGCGTGGTGAGCAACAAGACGATGCTGCAGTCGCAGGCGCTGCTCAAGCTTGCCGCCGGCGATACGATCGCGGTGTTCGCGATGATGGAAACCAACGACGGCTATATCGCGGCGGCGCAGAACAGTTTTTACGGTCACCGCATCGCCTGAGTGGCCTTGCGCGATCCCCAGCCATCGTTCCGTCAACCCTGGAGAACGACCATGCAAGATGCGTCCTTCGGCGCCGCCTTGACGCGCCTGTGGCCCAATGGCGACGCGAAAGTGCCGGTGCTGCGCGCCGGCATGATCGCATCTGCGCCCGCGGTGTTCGCGCGCTACGGCATCTCGTCGCCGCTGCTGGTCGCGCATGTGATGGCGCAGATCTCCCACGAATGCGGCGCCGGCCGCGACGTGGTGGAAAACCTGAACTATAGCGCCGGCCGCATGATGCAGGTGTGGCCGTCGCGGTTTCCGACCATGGCCAGCGCGCAGCCCTATGCCGGCAATCCGCGCGCGCTGGCCAACAAGGTCTACAACGGCCGGATGGGCAACCGCACCGGCTCCGACGACGGCTGGACGTTTCGCGGCCGCGGCGCCTCGCAGACCACCGGGCGCGAGGGCTATCAGCGGGTCAGCAAGTCCACCGGCCTCGATGTCGTGGCGCATCCCGAATGGCTGATCGACCCGCGCTTTTTCCTGCTGTGCGGCGTGTCCGATTTCGTCAATCGCGGCTGCCTGCCATTCGCAAAAGCCGATGATGTGCTGAACGTCACCCGACGGCTGAACGGCGGCACCATCGGCCTTTCGCAGCGCAAGGCGTGGCTCGGCAAGTGGAAGGCTGCGCTCGGCGATGCGCCGGTGGTGCTGGCCTCGTCGCCGCCGCTGGCGCCGGCGATGCCCGCGGCGCCGGCTTTGCCGGCGGACGCACCCGCCGCCGCTGCGTCTTCAACAATATCCCGCATCATCGCCGCGCTCACCGCGGCCTTTCGGAGGGCATGAATATGGAATGGGGTGATCTGGCCAGACAGGTGATCGGATTGGGCGCGCCGGTACTCGGCACCGCGCTCGGCGGGCCACTCGGCGGCGTGGCCGGCGAGATTCTCGCCAAGGCGATCGGCTCGGCGGTGGCGACGCCGGCGGCGGTGCAGGCGCAGCTGCCGGCGGTAGACCCGGCCCGGCTGGCCGAGGCGGAGGCGCAGTGGGCGCAGATGATCCAGGCCGAGGCGGAGACGCAGCGCGTCGCGATCTCCGAGACGCAACAGACCATGCGCGCCGAGATCGCCAGCGACGATCCGGTGCAGAAATGGTGGCGCCCGGCCTATGCGTTCGAGCTGACGCTCGAATGCGCCGCCCTCTGGGCCGTGCTGATGCACGAGTTCTGGACCGGAGACATCCAGACCATCAACGCTTTGGTCAACGCCACCGCGCTGCTGGTGACCTATTGGGGGTTCCGGTTCGGCGTGCTAGGCGTCTATATCAGCGGCCGAACCCGCGAAAAGGTCAGCGCCCTGACCGGCCAGGACGCCCCCGGCATGATCGAGCGGGTGGTCAAGGCGGTGGTGAAGAAAAAGTAA